ATGTTTTTTAAACTGTCTACAATAGATAAGGTAGACTGGTTAAAAGCATTTCTAATAACACCAAAGAAACTTAGCTTACAATTTGCATAGTTGTCTTCAAACCTAATAATATTCGGTTTTCTACCGTACTCAAGAACCATATCATGTCCTACCTGTATACAGTATCTTATGTCATTAATGACTCTTTTAACAATCTTTTCACCTTCCTTTGGTATGTAGTCGTCTTTGACCATTTTGTAATAGTCTATCTCGTCGTCATATTTGTTGGGAGATACTTTGTACTTGATTGTTTTCAAAGATTTCCATTCTACTTCTACAACTCTAACCTTCAACGCTCTACTCTCTGATGTCATGTATGCTTCATAAGCAGAATTAAATTGCATGATTTGATCTGTTTCCATTTTTTCAAGTTCTTCTAGTTGGTCAACTATTTTACCTTCTAAATGAAATCTATCTACAATTTCGTTTACTGTGTACCAGTTATCTAACCCAGCATATTTACAATCTTGTAGTGTTTCTTTATCACTATCAACATCGTATATAACAGTTCTTGGGTCTATTCTTTCTACGTATGGGTCTCCATTTTTAATATTTACTCTGTAAAATTCTTTACCTGTAATAGCTAAATCGTAAAACCCTCTTTTAAATATTGATTTTAGTTTTTGTTTTTGAGCAATATATTCCAAACCAACATGCACTTGTTCCTCTACTGCATCACGAAATTTCATGTTTTGAAAAGCCTCTACATCTTCTGGCACTTCTGCACCTACTTGCTCATCTTCTAATTCAGCACCTAAGACTTTTTCAATTTCTCTCCTATGTGGTCGAAGTATAACTTCTGCCGCCATTTGGATTTTCTTTTCGTTTTTTCTCCTAATAGCATTTTTGTTAATTACGTTTACACTCCATCTTAAAGGTTGTGATACTACCTCACCTACTAATAAATCTATTTTAGGCATAATGATAGGGTAGTTAACTAATCTTGCTGGAGCTGTTATACCGTACATATCGGTAACGTACTTAAACTGCTTAGTATCAAATTGTCCATGAACAAGTAGATAGTTTTCATAATCTTTAATACGCTCTTGCGTAAACTTGTTAGAACCTTGATGATTTCGGAGTACAGCATCGAGGCAATCCTTGTGCCATTCTTCTGTCTTCTTTTCTTCTGGAATATTCTGCTTTGGAAATTTCATCTATCTATTAATCAAATTCATAATCGTAGGTCGGAGCATTGCTTGAACCTTCTAAACCGTTAACTGATACAATATTACCATTTACATTTTTAAAATGAGGTATAAACAGTGTATTATCCTCATTTTCACTTTCTCTTGCCTTTACTGTTCTTAAATTATCAGCATCGTGCATTAAAGCCATACCAAAAGCCATTGCTCTATCTGTATTGGCTGTACCATAAATACACAATTCATTTAACAAAGGTAAGAAGTAAATATCTTCCCAATGTTCTTTTATATATTCGTCTAAATATTCCGTAACCATTTTCTTTTGATGTGTCTTCATATGCACACCGTATTTGTTAGTAACAGTACTATACGGACTATCAGCACTTCGAGGTCTTTCTTTTAAAAACCTAAATACTTTGTTGTTAATAAAATACTTAAAAAAGTTATCGTCATTATATTCAACTAATATTTTACAATCGTAAAAGATAGCCAATTTTAAACAGTTTTCATAGAACACTTGTTTACTTTCAGGTCTATCTGTATAAAACGCAACAGGGTATTCGCTAGGTGTATCTACTCCAATAAATCTTCTATATACACACATACACCCTTTAGAACGCTTATTACCTATCTTTCCGTTCTTTTTAATTTCTTCTAAATCGTCATCAATATGGTAAGGATCGACTGCTGCAACATCAGCATTTTTTAATTCAGTCAATGGCATATCTACGATTTCAAATGGAAATGGGTTTTCATCACCTTCGTAATCTTCTTTATTCCCAAAATCCTCTACCCATATTGGGTAACTACCAAATATTTCTTTACCGTTTTCATTCTTTTGCCATTCTAATCTACCTCTACGTACAATATCAAACTTATTGTTAGTCTTTATGTTTGCAATCTGTTTGTTAAGCAAGTCTAATCTAAATGGTGAACCACCAGTTCTTAAAAAAGCGTGTTCTACCTTTAACGGCATTTCTTGTCTAAAAGCATATAAGTCAGAAATATCTCCCGACTGTCTTTTCTTTTCTGCTCTACTCTCTATATCTTTTGTTGCTCCTTCTACGTCAGACTTACCGTATTTAATATCAAAATAACCAGGATATACTTTTGCCGCAGGAATAAATAATGGTTTAAGATTGTATTTATCAGCATTTAAAAACATTTCCATGTAGTCATCTGATTCAATCTCCATTTGGTTAGACGTTCCTCCAATAACGGGTGTACCAAACTGAATAGCACCATCCCTAAAACATTCCTCGTTAGCTTGATAACCTTTCTTTAATTTAAGGAACTCTCCCGCTTCTTCAAACACCATGTAGTTTAACGAAGTACCACGAAAAGCACCAGGATTGTCCATAACACGAAAGTGTACCATAGACTTCATTCCTTTGTCTACCCATACACCATCTTCTTTTACTTTATATCCCGACATTAGTATGTCTTCATTATCACGTAAAACTTTTGGCCTAAGTTGTTTAGGTAATTCATTGTAAGAAAGCATCATCTTCTTTTTAAAGTCAAGAACATAATCTTCTTTTTGACTACCTATACCGTTTTCGCTATGACTATAACATACCCACTCATGCAAAAGTATATTTGCGTTCATAAATGAGAACCCTTTCCGTCTTGCTTTTAAAACAATAAGCCCGTACCCGTTTTCTTTTGCATCGTGTAATGCTTCAAAGTATTCATGGTCTTGATCTCTGTATATTGGAGAAATCATTCCTTTACGTCTAGCGTTAGGTGCAAGACCATGTATTTTAGAAAAATTTAAATAGAAATAATAATTGCCAGGAATCCATGTTCCTCCTGTTGGCTTATACCCGTTTAATATTCGTTTCCGTTGTTCTTTCCAAAAATGAGCATATTCTAAAGTTCCAGGCGTAAACTTTTTGTAGTTCTTTAAATTCTTATCAAATAAGACAGGTCTATACTTATTCCCTTCAATCATTACTTAAACATTTCTTCTTGCTCAAAAATAGATAAATCATCATCACCTCCTATCCCTGCAATCTTGTTACCACTCTCTATTTCGTTTATAATAGCATTTTTAAGCTCCCTTCTTGATTTAGCGGCTTTACCCATTTCTACTTGTAGGTCGTTTATTGTGCTAATATTTTCAGAATTAACTTTTAGTTGTTTAAATACTTTAATAACTTCTGCTGACTTGTCTACCATAGAACGGTATTCTTCATAGTCAGGGTCGTAGCTAATTGATTTGTATTCTTTTATTGCGTCAATAATTAATGGCTTGTCTTTAAAAGTACACTTATCTTTTTCAAGCAACATATTGTTTACCATTGTTTCCCTTTGTTCTTTTGGTAAAGACCTATATGGAGAACGGTAATCGTGCATAGCTACAATCCATTTAACTGCTTTAGAACCTAAGTATTTATTTTTATAGACTTTAAATAAATTAGGCAATAAGGCTACACCCTTATCTTTCATAAGGATATTACCATCTGTGTCAATATCTATTAAAGTTCCAAACATATACCTAACCCTCCAGCTATTTTAGCTTCTTTTAGTGTCTTATTAATTTGGGTTGTATATTGCCCTTCTTCAGTTGTTAATTCTGCCATTAACAATTTGCAAACTCCATGCACTAAGCCAGGAATTTGTCTCTGCTCGTCAGTACCATACAATCCGTCATTTCTAAGAAATAACATTTCCTGATCTACTAGTAATGACTCTTCTGTGATTCTTTTTACTATCATTCTGGAAAATATATAAAATTATAATAATACTCTCCTACTACGTTACAGCGGCTTAATATGTTTGCTTGTATCATTTGGTTAATGCCGTTGTATATAGTTTTACGAGTAACATTTAAATAATAAACTAACTCAACAGGGTTAATGTAAGCAACTCCATCGTGTGCTAAAAATTTATCTTTATTCTCTAATAGGAACAAGTATAAAACCTTGCCACTATCCTTCATTGACAATATTCTACTAATTTCTTTATAATCAATAGAACTATCCGTTTTCTTAAACGGACTTGGTACACTAATACTTTTTCCCATGTCGCTGTCCTCTTGTCTTATTGTACTTTAATTTAAGCTCAACATGTGTTTGTATATCAATGTTGTAATAACCACATATATCTAACAAACGTATAATAGAATCGGCTATTTCATCTTCAACAGTATCTTTAATGGATTGCTTAAATGATGTTTGAAAATCATAACTAGCATTCATCAATCCATCGTAATAGTTTAGGTCAGCTTTTAGCGAGTGTCTATCAGCTTCTAAAGCCTCACCTAATTCAGAAACAACTAGCATCAACATTGTACCCAGTTGCTTTTCTTCACCGTCGTAGAATCCTTTTCTTTTATTTCCCTCATGTATTTCCTTAGAGAAAGTTGTTAAGTCCATTTTGTACTATTTTCTACTAAGATAGGTAAAAAATTATTTAAGTAAAAATATTTTACATTACTAATGTTTTTTGTTGTGTATATAATTTACAATAGTTATATTTGTTGGGGGGATATAGGGGGGCAAGGTTTCGTCATTAACAACAAGCTGAAAACAAAACTGATTTCCTTTGGAAATCCTACTAGTTGAAGAACAATGAATAACAATGATAAACAATATAGTAAAGATTATAGACCTAACGTCTGTATTGCCGACTATACAATAAAGTATTTTCCTAGTAAATATGAAAAGCTATTATTGGGTACTAAGAAAGAAAGAGAATACGCTAGTAAGTATGTTGAATCTATACACATCTTTAAAGAATCAATATTGCTTAATGACGATAGTCAGTTTGTCAACGAGGAATTAAAATTAAGCCATTTAAAGCGCGTTCTCCCTCGCTATGGTGTAAAGTATAACGAGAACAATACTTATGTCCTTAGAAACCTTAAAATACATCATTTCTCAAAAGCAATGTACACTGTTAATCAAGAAGAATGAAGAGGATAATAAAATTTGTAAGGGATGATAGTTACGACTTGTATTGGTTTGATGATAAAACAAACGAAAGAGAATTTATAAAAACAGTTACAAAAATGGACAAATATTACACACCAGAAATAGAAGAGTTCCACGTTGGGTTTGAGTATGAGTGGTTGAATATATCTAACAGTGAATGGTTGAAAAAAACTCATTCTTCATTAGATTGTTCTTATAATAGTCCAGAAAGAACAAGAGTCAAATACCTAGACAGAGAAGATATTGAGAGTTTGGGTTTTATACCAATAATACCATCTAATATAGAAGATAAGGGTAGTTACGAACCTGATTGGTGGTCAACCACAAAAACTGGTGATGGGTATCAAATTCTTAAATGTAAAAACTACTCCACTAACGAAATAACCTACGAGATAAGTTATGGTCAGCATGAATATAGACAAGTGAAGTTCGATGGAACAATCAAAAATAAATCAGAATTAAAGAAACTATTAAAGCAATTAGGGATATGACAATAAAGAAAAATGTGAAATCTGATAGTTTTCAATTTATAGTACCCATATACGGTGTACTTGTTAAAGTGATTAAGGATAAACGTTCTAACCTATCTAAGCGTTTTAAGGAATCTACTGGTGTAGATCGTTTAAGTATAGTTAATCCATTAGAGTTTGCTAAGACAATACAAGTAGATAGCAAAGAAGAAGGTTCATACGTTGTATTGCTACTTACTGAACATACTGACATATCTATCCTCGTACATGAAAGTGTGCATATGGCAAAGTCAGTTATGCGTATAGCTGGTGTTAAAGTAATGGATGAAGAAACAGAAGCATATATTACTCAATATTGTTTTTCTGTTGTGGATAGTTATTATAATTTTGATATATTAGCAAATGAAGATTCCATTTATTGAATTTGTAACTTTTGGTAAGGGAGGGAGGCGTAAGTCTTTCTCCTTTTTTTAATTTATATATTATGCAATCATTAAAGTTTTATAAAAGAAAACCCGAAACAATACAAGCAATCTGTTATAACGGAGATAATGCTGATGAATTAGCTAATCTATTTGGTATAGCTAAAGATACTTTTCTATATCCAGAAATAGGAGAATACGTTGTTAGGTACACTAACGGTTCATACGAAGTGTTTACTAAAGAAGCGTTTGAAGAATTGTTTGAATCAGTATAAAAAAATAAAGGGCTATGCCACCACGCAAACCCTTTATCTAATCTACCTGTGCATTATTAGGTAGGCATATACTTTCATGTTCTTCACTATAACCAGGCACATGCCCTAGTTCTAAATCTAAACAATCATACTCTTCTACATATCCATTGTTATCATCTTCTATAAGTGCATAACCTAATTTACTATTATAAGCTAAATCATCCATGCACTCTAATATAATCAATCATAGGCATAAGTACGATATATAGCACTATTTTTATTTTTTACCCCCATACCTATAAGCTTTTGGTTTACCCGTAGCCATTGATTTCTTTTTTTCTACAGATGAACCAAAACCAGTTTTCTTATAAGTAGTAGGATCAAAAAACCCCTTTTCTTTTAAATACCTGCTTTGCCTTTCTGTTCTATCTTGATTGCTTTGTCGCTCTCTTGCTTTAATAGCTTTTCTTTTAGCAGTTAACGCTCGTTTAGCAGCGTCAGTAGATGTTTTAACTTTTTTTCCTGGCATAATGTATGTTTTTATAATCTATAATATATTAAACAATTATACACAATTAACCCGTATAGTGATTACTTTATTTATTAACGCCCATATGTTCGTTATATTCTACAATGTATTCTTTGTTACGATAAGACCCGAGTGGGAGGACTCTATATAAAACTACCCCGTACTGCATTTTACACTTGAAATAACCCCTGTCATTCACTGCGTTCATTGTTTCCCAATGTTTTTTGATTATATTTGCTAACTATATATAACGTTTAGTTACGTATGTTATGCTATCTATGAGAACATTGCCCTTCTCCTTTTTACATCATGTTTACAATATCGTTTGGTTGTAACGTTTTGTCGAAAGTAAATAACGTTTAATTACGTTGTAGAGATACCAAGTTAGTGTTTTTTTCTGACATTGTCAAGTTTCCCAATGTGCATTGAATTAACTTTTAAACTTTATATTATGTGTTTATCACCAGAATATTGTCCGGAGGACAACGTTACATATCCTTGTATGGATTGTAACGAATGCGTAGAAGAATGGTCAATGGATTATTCAATTGAAGAAGAAGAAATAGAAAAACCTGTTTACACAGGTTTCTTTCCAGCTTATTCTATCAATGAAGCTATTGATTTATTCAAAAGCAAGTTTGGTAATGCAAATGTTAAATCTTTTCCAATAAATCATGGAAAGCATAGATTAAAACATAACTATCAAGCAACAGCTGACGCATTACCGTTCTAAAAGTATCAGAGTGCATTATCCCAATGTGCTCTGAACTTAAAATTATATGTTATGTATAATGTATATCGCTTTTCGTTTATAATACTATTAAGCACAATAATGTTGCTATATAGTCTTTATGTATGCCTAATCGGCTAAAACGTGTTTCCCTTTGTTTTATGATACATGTTTGTTTTGGTTTATCAAAGTACAGTTGTTTTTCCCTCTGTGCTTTGATATGACAAATATTGCAGAAAATGCAACAGTAGCTCAAGGAGTTGCTCAAGCAAACGCTGAAAACAACAGCGTAAAAACAAATGAGGTTGCTAACGTATCAGCTATTGACGCTTTGTTACAAAAACATAGCAGTCTAATAGCAGACGCTCATAACGTTCAACGTACAATCGTGGATTGGTTTACACCACCTAACGATGACTACTCTGTAAATACCACTTATCAAGGTATTGCAGAGGTTAACGGACGTAATCAGCATATGTTAGCCGTTGGTAACACCAACAAACTTGTTCGTCTTCCAGACGACTTTAGTGCTTTTGTAGGAGGTAAACAATTACCTTCGCAGTCATTCGGTAGCTGTAAACGTCTTGTAAATATATTACGAGATTATTCAGCTTATTATGACAAAAAGCTATCAGAACTGTTATCTATGGGTTATAGCCTATATATGATAGCTGATGATTATGCTGACCAAAAAGGTTTAATCTTTGATAAAAAAGAGAAAGACCAATACGGTAATCAAATCACTCGTAAAGTTGTTTGGACACAAGAAAATCGTAATGCAATGCAATCGTTAGTTAATGACGTTGTAAATTACATTTCATCTTGTACAGAACATCCAACTATTCCGTTGGTTGTATCATCACGTTCAAGAGCAGGTTATTCAGCTATCATAGAAAGCGTAGAATAACAAATATAGTTCATAGGCACAACACCCGTTGTGTCTTGAACTTTAAATTATATAATTATGATACAAGAAATTACACCAGTAGTAATAAGTAATGACAAAGAAATAAAAGACGTTTATTTCGACTTAACATTAATTGTTGATAAACAAAACGGATTAACCGTTATAGACAACACTAAAAAAGACTTTCATGATTACCTAGACTGCGATACACTAACGTGTCAACAAGTAAAAATAAAAGTATAAACAAAGTATCAACGTACACCCATTGTGCGTTGAACTTATAAATCAAATGTTATGAAAACAATCAATGTTAACGGTGTTAGAATCAATCTTAATGACTATTCTAATGACCAACTACAAAACCTTATTGTGTACTTGTGTAACAAAGTTGACAAGCTACAAAAAGAAAACGAATTGTTTAAATTGCCTACGCCTAACATAGACGAGCAATTTACAAATTTCAATTGGTAAAATATATCATAGTGCAATTCCCATTGTGCTATGATAACCTTGCTCTATGTACATTTTTTTTGCAAGTAAATCCAAAAACAATGCTATGACCTAATTTCCTACGGGAGTCATTTTTTACATATTTTTCAATTACGGTTTTTGTTTTCCCTTTGTGTTTTTGAACTTTAATTTTATTTATTATGTATTTAAGAATTTCTAATGACAACGAGATTAACTACAAGGCGTTTACGCTAGTAGGAGCATCAACAAAGACTGACGGTAAAACTATTGGACAGTTTGGAACGGGTAATAAGTATGCGTTAGCATATTTGTTAAGAAACAACTACACTGTAAAAGTATTCTCTGGCGAGAATGAGGTAGTTATTTCGACAAAAGAAGAAACCTTTAGCGATCAAAAGTTTGATGTAATTCATGTAAATGGTGAATCAACTTCTATTACTACCAAAATGGGTAAAGAATGGAAGCTATGGCAAGCCATTAGAGAGTTTTATTCAAACGCTTTAGACGAAGGTAATGCTGAGATATGTTGTACAACTAAAGTTAGCGGAGAACCAGGTAAAACTAATATCTTCATTAGCTTAAATGATGAGTTGTTAGATATGGCTACTAAGAATTTTCACTTGTATTTTGCTGATGAAAGCAAGATGATATATGAAAATGATTACGGTAAAATCTATGAAAACAACGGTAATGCAGTAATTTACAGAAGAGGTATCAAATGTTTTGAAACAGATGAATCTTCTAGTTATAGTTATGACATACCTAACGTAGATATTAACGAATCACGTGTAGCTCATTATTCATGGGATGTATACAGAGAAATATGGTATATACTTGTTACTTGTACTAACAAGAAAATCATTAAGAATGTATTACAGTCAATGACTAAAGGTCATATCGAGTTTAACTTTGCAACACCTTACGCAGCAACTCCTTCTGATGAATTTGTTGAGGTATGTAGAGAAATTAACGTACAACCAACAAGTCTAATAAGTCTTCTAAGCGTTAATGAGGTTAATGAGTACACATTTGTACCAGAAGACCTTTATAGTTTCTTAGGAGCAAGGATAGACAGCAATCAGCTACAAGATTTAAGATTTGATAAAGCAAGAGGTGTTACTTACAGAGTTATTGAAGAACCTAGCCAACTTCAGATGAATACAATTCATTCTGCAGAAAAATTTCTTGCTGAATGTAATTTACCAAACGAATATGATATAGTCGTAGGTAAGTTTTCTAATTCAAGAGTTTTAGGTTATGCTAATCACGAAGATAATTGCATTGTCTTATCAGAAAACGGTTTAGATCGTGGTGTACATGATGTTGTAAATACAATCATAGAAGAGTATATTCATTTGAAATACGATGCTCGTGATTGTTCTCCAGAGTTTCAATTACATGCTATTGATATGCTTATCAACTATGCTAAAAAAGTAAACTCTTACAACATTTAATTAAAATCAAAGCACAATAAGGTTTGTTACCCGTTGTGCTTTGATTTATAAACTATTTACTATGGAAGCATTTATTAAACATTATTTTGAGCTAAAAGACTTTTTAACAAGAGTTAATCCTACGGATGATGAAATCAACAATGAGCTTGTAAAGCTTAAAGTTGACAGCATTATCAATGCAGAGTTTTTGAAAGAGTTCTACACTAAACAAATGCGTTTACACGAATTTAAGGAAGATTTGTTGAAATTAATTTTCAAACACGCTGAAAACATTGATTATGCAGAAGAATTGAAAGAATTTATCAGAATCGTAAAAGAAAAGTACGATGAAGAGTGTTCTTGATTAAGAAAATTTAGTTAATTGCTTACATTTAATTTTAAATTAGTTTACTATGGAAAAGTTGAAAGATTTTAAAGAACTAAAAGGTATTAAGATGCCTTTTGATAGAAAAAGAGCAGGTATTTTATTTAAAAGACTACTTACAGAGTACCATAAACACAAAATGTCTTTAATATTTAATGACAAAAAGAAGATTACTGGATTTTATACAATAGATGTAAAAACAGGAAAACCTTTGAAGCATAAACTATTTATACGACACGATAAACTTATGTGTACTTGTAATAAATTTGGAAAACAAGCTTTTGATATGGATATTTATATTCCTAGCATTAACAAAGTTGACCATGAATAAAAAGACTGTCTTAATAACAATATCGTTTAATATTGCATCATGTATATTTTTAATATTTCATTTATACAAAGCAATACTATTACATAACTTAGGAGTTATAGCAATACTTGTAGCATTGCTTATAGCTGTTTGTATGTTGTTATTAAAGGCTTTTAGCGATTATAAATACCTTAACGGTAGTTTATCCTATAATGAATTTAAAAAGCGTCCAGAATACGAATATTGGTTTTTACTTTACGGAGATAAGGCTTATGTAGAATATTTAAAAGAACGTTTAAAATAAAATAAATCAACCATAGTAGATAGAGAAAGGGTGATAGGTAGAAATGCCTATTGCCCTTAATTTTATTACCTAATTTGTTATAGAATGCATTTTTCCCTTTGTGTCTTGATTTATAAACTTATTTATTATGGAAGAAGAAAAAATTAAAGAACTTGTTTTACAACAAGATGAACTGTTAAATGGAATAGAAGTCTTTATGATTATAGAGGGCTTAAAACTATTTAATAAACAGCACAAAAAAGACGTTAAATCTTTTGAAGCTAAAGGTAAAAATCCTTTGATTGGCGAAAACTATTTTGAAACAATGATTAATTATGGATTGTTATTGAAACTAAAAAAGTTATCTAAAATAGATGAAGTTAAACATTTTGAAGAATTTAAAAACGGTAAGATATGACGTTAGAAGAATACGTAGAAGGTTTAAATGATTTCTTAGAAATGAATCCAGAAGCTAAAGAACTACCCGTAGTTTATGCAAGCGACCCTGAAGGAAATGATTGGCATTATACTTTTAGTAGTCCAACTATGATTTCTAAAGAAGGTAATGGTTACTCAAGAAGTACAACTTACAATATAGATGAGGCTGATGAAATTTGTATAAATTAGTGTTTATGGCTAAGTTTAAAGTACAAGTAATCGAAACATTATCTAAAGTAATTGAAGTAGAAGCTAATAGTGAAGTCGAAGCTAATGTTATTCTAAGTCAAAAGTATCATGATGAAGAAATAATTTTAGACTCTTCAGATCATTTATCTACTGAATTTAAAGTTTTAAAAGATTAAATAAACTCTCCAAGCTAATGGAGAAGCAAGTGAACCAGTGGAAAACACACAATTAAACCACCAGATATTTCACAACACTACCAAGAGTGTTAGCTTTGAAGTTAGATGGTACTGTGTCGTAGGATTACACTACTATCATTCCACTTGGAGGACTTGGAGAGTTTAAAATATTACTATTCAGACATAGTGATTTTTTAGAGTTCAATTAAGGCATGACGGAATTACCCGTTGTGCCTTGATGTTTAACTTTAAAAAATCGTAATATGGAAAATTACAAAATTTACATTGATACAGACAAACCGTCTGTAAAAATCAAATTTAGTATTAGTTACTTG